GAACACGGACCATATTAAATAAATCATATCGTTTAGCAGAGTCTATTCATGCAAAAGCAAATAGATTAATTAAGCGTATTAAAGATAGAGTAGATAAAGAATGGACAGCGCGTGATGAAAAAGGACAAGTAAACATACATCCTGTTGAACAATTACAAAAAATGAAAGAAGGAAAATGGCTAGTTTTGGCCAGAGATGGATATCGTTTAGATAAATTAGAAGAAGAATTAAAATTATATGGTTATTTTTTTGAAAGAAAAAGAAGTGATGGGGATAAAGTATCTATTAATAAACGCGTACAAGAAGCTATACTTGCATGGGAAGATGTACGTAGAGGTAAAGAATTAGATATTAAAAGAGTAAAATCTTTTTATAATTACATTAAAACAGGTAAAGGTGTAGCAACAGAATTTAAAGGAATGAAGAATGTAGATAAAGATAAAATGTTTACCTTTGATACATTAACATCAAACTACGGATTAAAATTAGATAAAGAGTTACCTTGGTTTAAAGCTTTAGAGAATATAGAAGTTCATAAGAAGACGTATGTACGAATGTGTTTACGTCGTAAAGAAAACATTAGACGCGCACCACGGATCAAACTATCAACGATACATGGATCAAAAGGTGGTGAAGCAGATAATGTAATGTTATTAACAGATTTAACTCGTAAAGCCGATGCATCGTATTGGTCACAACGAGACGAAGAGCGACGCGTATTCTATGTGGGAATGACGCGTGCAAGAAACACCTTGAACATTGTGAGATCACAATCGGATAGAGAATTTTCGGAGGCATTTTAATGTTTACAATAGATACTGCATTGAAACAAGTTAGTGTAACAGAAAAACAAGTACGACGAATACGTTATGAGTTACCAAAACTAAACCGTGAAAAAGTTGATAAGGAGCTTAAAATATTATTACTTGATTTACAACTCCTTACAAATGATTTACGGTCTATCAACATAAAGGAGAAAGATGAAGACTAGAGAATATTTAGACACAGCAGCAAAAATAGTTACTGGTCAACGACAACGCGATTATGGAAATAAATATGAAAATCATAAAAATATTTCTGATTTGTGGAGTGCTTACTTAGGTAAAGAAGTATCAGCACATGATGTAGCTATATGTATGTTGCTTGTCAAAGTAGCGAGACTTAAACATAGAACCACAGAAGATTGTTACATAGACATGGCGGGATATGCGGCAATCGCCGGTGAAATAAATGATAAGGATAAAGATGACACAGATACCACTATTTCAACCTCCGAGTGAGTGGACACCACCGGAAAAGGTTCCTAATCTTTCTGAAGCAAAAGAAATTGCGATTGATTTAGAGACATACGATCCAGATATTAAAACAAAAGGTCCGGGTTGGGCAATTAATAATGGTTATATAGCCGGTGTTGCTATAGCAGTAGAAGGTTGGAAAGGTTATTTCCCTATAAGACATGAGGGTGGTGGTAACTTTGATGAGAATATATTAAAGAGACAAATACAAAAGATCATGGATTTACCATGTGATAAAATTTTTCATAATGCCTCTTACGATGTAGGTTGGCTTAGATGGTGGGGTGTAGAAGTTAAAGGTAAAATTATTGATACCTTAATTGCCGCGCCACTAATAGATGAAAATAGATTTCGTTATTCATTAAACGAGTTAGGTAAAGATTATTTAAAAGATACAAAGTCAGAAACATTATTATATGAAGCCGCAAAAGAATGGGGTGTTGATGCGAAAGCAGAAATGTACAAGCTACCCGCTATGTATGTTGGTCCTTATGCAGAACAGGACGCGGATCTTACACTTAAATTGTGGCAACATTTTAAAGTAGAATTAATTAAGCAAGAGTTATCAAGTATATTTGACCTCGAAACACGGCTTTTCCCATGTTTACTTGACATGAAAACAAAAGGTGTTCGTGTTGATTTAAACAAAGCAGATAAAATAAAAAAAGATTTACAGAAAAAAGAAGATAAACTTTTAGCACAAATTAAAAAAGATACAGGTGTAGACGTTGATATTTGGGCGGCAGTAAGTGTAGCAAAAGCATTTGATAAATTAAAAATTAAATACGAGCGCACTGAAAAGTCCGGGCAACCTAAGTTTGATAAAAACTTTTTATCTACACACAAACATCCATTAGCGAAAATGGTAGTTAATGCTAGAGAGTTCAATAAAGCACGTACAACATTTATTGACACAATAT